GAACAGGCCGCAACACCAGGCAATGAGTGGACCGGGACGTTCTCGCTGCATCGCTGGACGTGGAGAGACAAGCACGAAGCGCTGCTCATCTCCGACGCCGCGCTTGCCTACCAGTACGAGCGGTTCATCGAGCAAGAGCGCCGTTCCATCCCCGACTTCGAGTTTCGGAGGCTGTATGAGGCCGAGTGGACCGAGGACGAAGCCGCAGTCTTCCGTGGACTCGATGCCTGTATCGATCGCACTGGCGCAGGACTTCTCGCCGCCGGAACGGACAGGTTCGTCATCGGTGTCGACGTGGCTCAGTCCGTCGACTACTTGGCCGCAGTCTCTTGGGCTCAGAATGCACACCGACTCGAGCTCCGGTATCGAGCTCGAGGCATCCCATACGCGCAAGCGGCTCAGACGCTCAAGGCGCTCTCGCAAGAACTGAACGCGGCGCTCATTGTCGAAGAGAACGGCCCTGGGGTTGCGTTGATTCAGGAGTTGGCGCGGCTCGAGGTGCCAGTCTACCCATTCACTACCACGTCGCAGTCGAAGCAGGAGCTGATCCTCAACCTTGCCGCCGACATCCAGGGCGGTCCTGATCGGTGCGTGGTGTCGGATCACTCCCCGCTGCCTCACGAGCTCGCGATGTACCGATACGAGCGCGGGAGCACGGGGCTGTACCGCTATTCGGCACCTCCCGGCGAGCACGACGACACGGTGATGGCCGCGGCGCTCGCACGTTGGGGCGCGTCTCGCGTGTTGTACGACCTCAAAGATTATGGATGGGTATCATGAGCACCTACAAGCCCGGCGTCACGCACAAGCCGCCGAAGAAGCCAAAGCCGCGGTGACTCTCCTCTCCCGCGTCAAGGGCCTGTTCGGCATCTCATTCGGAGGGCCTGGGCCGCAGCCGTATTACGAGCAGCAATGGCTGCTCGGCCTGCCGATAACGAGCGCATCCGGCATCCAGGCGCCTTACGCAGAGCACCCCACGGTAGCGATCTGCATCAGCACGATTGCAGAGGATGCCGCATCCGTAGCGTGGGAGCTTTATACGCCAGACGACGATGAGAACGATGACCCTGTTGAGGGGCATCCACTGCTCGACCTATGGGAGAAGCCGAACGAGTTGATGAGCGGGACCGACCTGTGGACCGCGTCGTACACCTACTTCAAGCGGGACGGCGAGTGCATCTGGTACTACCCGGGCCTTACCATCGGGACAACGAACGGATTCCGCGCTAACCGTCGCAACACGGGAGAGCTGTTTCTCCTCGATCCGCAGACCGTGATCGTGGAGCGCAAAAATGGAACGGTCACGTACAAACAGCGCACACAGGCCGGAGAGGACATCCTGCTCGACGGCAAGTACCTGACGCACTTCAAGAGGTTCAATCCCTACAACCCCCTACGCGGCTTGTCGTTGCTTGACTCGTTGGCGCTCGAGTTGAATCTCGACTGGAATGCGGCGAGTTGGAATAGGAGCTTCTTTGGGGATCAGAACGGTATCCCGACGGGCTTGATAAAGCCGCCTCTCGGGGTTGTTCACCCGCAGAAGGAGCGTGATGACTTCCTCGCGCAATTCCAGTCCCGGCATGCGAAGAAGCGTGGCGTTGGGATACTGCCTCCAGGCTTTGAATGGGAAGACGTCGGCAGTTCGCCCAAGGATATGGAGTTCGGTACGCAGAGGGAGTTCTCACGCGAGCAGATCCTGGCCGTGTTCGGCGTGCCGCCGTTCATGGCAGGCGTTCTCGACAAGGCGAACTACGCCAATGCGCGTGAGCAACGCGCGATCTACTGGAATGGGACCATCACTAGGATGTTGTCTTACTTCCAGGGCGTGATCAATCACGACTTCATGCCGAAGATCGGGGTCACAACCCTCGAGGCGTGGCCAGACTTCGAGACCGTGGCCGCGCTCACAGAGGACCTTAACGAGAAGATGGACATAGCTGGGAAGATGTTCGCTATTGGCGTACCTAAGCGTCAGATCAACGATCGTCTCGAGCTCGGGATTATGGTCGACGACCTGGAAGACGCCGACGTCGGTTACTTGCCGTTCTCCATGTTGCCGGTGTCGATGGTCGAGGAGGCGCATACGCCGGTTGCGCCTGTCGAGCAGAACGATGAGGAGGAGGAGAAGCCCGCAGAGAAGGGCTTCTATCGTCCACTCACGAAGGCCGCCGAGGGTCGCCGAGCTAACGTATGGCGCTCGATCGCGTCACAGACCAGGGATATAGAGGCGCGCTTAGAGCGTGCCATGCGGAAGCACTTCCATGAGATAGAGACCGAGGCGTTAGCGGTTATGAATAGCCTCAAGGGGTGGGGCCTTCAGCGTGGCATCCAGAAGGTCGACCAGTCTCCACTATTCGATATCCAATTCGCCAAGGGTAAGCTGATGCGGCTAACTCTTCCGCTGCACACCGCGGCGTTAGACCGTGGTGGGACCTCCGTTCTCTCCGAACTGGACTCGGCCGAGGCGTTCGACAAGCTAGCTCCCAACGTGTCCTCGAAACTGGCCGAGCTAACCCAGAAGATCGTTCGCATCGACGACACGATAGAGAAGCAGCTTAGGGAATCACTTATCGAGGGGATCAAGGCCGGCGAGAGCGTATCGGAGCTGAGCAAGCGCATTGCTGATGTCATGGGCGTAGCAAAGTCTAGGGCGACGACCATCGCACGCACCGAGACCGGGAACGCGTTCACGTACGGCCGTGTCGAGGGGATGCGGCAGGCTGGGATATCTAAGCATGAGTGGTTGACGGCGCGTGATCAATTCGTGCGGGATGCGCACCAGCCATTAGATGGCGAGGTACGCGCGCTCGATGAGGCTTTCTCGAACGGTCTGCGCTATCCGTTGGATTCGTCTGGCCCGCCTGAAGAGGTCATCAACTGCCGCTGCACGGTGGTGCCGGTGGTGGGAGAGGCAAATGCAGCCTGACTCAAGAATTACGATCGGCGATATCGAAACCTGGATGCATCGACTGGCAATGTCCGCATCTATGTGCCGATGGTTTGAGTTGAGCACCAAGTGCCAACTGTCAGACGACAAGTACACCAAGCAGGAGTTGGCTGAGTTCACAGACCTACTGAACGCCGCAAAGGGGAGTCCAGCCAATGCCTGAAATCATCGAAACCGATCCCGAGTGTGATGCCGTCCCCAGTTGCGTACGCGCGTTCTGCGCGACGACTATCAAGGCGGTAAACAAAGAGCAGCGGGAGGTTGCGCACCTGATCACGACCAAGAACCCCGACCGCGTAGGTGACGTTGTCGAGGCCGGCGGCGCTGATCTAGCGAACTACCTGCGCCACCCGGTAGTGATGGCTAATCACAGCTATCGCATCGAGGACGTGATCGGGCGCGCGGTGAGCCTGCAGATCGACGATGACGGCATCTTCGCTCGCACGAAATATCGGGACACCCCGCTCGGGCGCGATGCGTTCAACCTTGCCGCGGAAGGTTTAGGGGCGTGGTCGATCGGGTTCCGTCCGATCAAGTTCGCGGCGATGAAGGACGAGAAGGGGATCACTAAGGGGTTTCGTTTCACGAAGTGGGAACTACTTGAATATTCTCAAGTCGCGATCCCCATGAATGCCGATGCGGTTCAGAACGCTATCACCCGTGGATTCGTATCCGCGGAGAACGCCAAGACCTTTTTCCGCACCGAGGAACCGGTGGAGCCCGCAGAAGCGGCGCCCCAAGGGGCGAACGTCGAGCAGGTTCTGGTGCGTCGAGTGAATCCGGCGGCTTTGAAGTCGTCACTGCGTGCCATTGGGGCAACGCTGTTGAGCTTCGAGGCGGCCATCGCGGCTGAACATATAAAGGCCGCAGCGAAGGACATGAGATGAGTCAAGAGATCGAACAGATCGAGGCGGATATCCAGTCCGCCGAGCTCGCACCAATCGTCGACGGCGTCAAGAAGATCGCGAAGTACGTCCTCGACAACAAGAAGGTCGTAGACGGCAAGGTCGAGGATCTTGAGAAGACGGTCACTCGCGGGTTGACCGACACGAAGGAGATGATGGAGAAGGGTCTCCACGATGTTCTCGATCGCATCGAGGACTTGTCGAAACGCACGAGCGTATTCGGTCGTCTCAGCTTCGAGCAGGACGACGCTTCTGCCCTTAAGGGGGCCGTGCCTGGGCGGTTCCTGAAGAACATGAATCAGTACGAGCAGTTCACGGACCCCAACGACAAGAGCATCTACTCGGACCCGCGCTATATCGCGGCGAAGCATGCTTGGTTAAACGTGGCGTCACGGGTCGGTCTCAAGGAGTTCGACTCCACTCGCGAAGAGAACCGGGCGGAGATGGTTAAGCTCGATAAGGTGTTCAGTCAGATCAGCAAGGCGGATATGGGGGGGGTGGTCGACACGTCCGGTGGGTACGCCGTACCCAATATCGTGGGTAATGAAGTATTTAAAATTATCCGTGACGCCTCGTTGATCTACGGCCGCTCTCGTCAATTCCAGATGACGTCCGATACGCTGTCGTTCCCAGACGAAGCGACGGCCTGCACGGTCGGATGGCACCGCACGGACGGTACGGCTATCACCGTCGGCGAGCCCGTGTTCGGTCAGAAGCAGCTGATCGCGAACAAGCTTGTTGGCCGAGCGATCTTCAGCCTCGAGTTGCTCGAGGACTCAAATGTGGCGATTTTACCGTTCCTTCAGAGCTGCTTCGCGGAGAAGATGGGCGCGGATCTCGACGCGCAGGCTATCGAAGGCTCCGGCTCACCGTTCACGGGCGTGTCGATCGCGACCTCGGTGAACGATGGCGTCGTCACAACGAACGGCACCATCGGACAGACGCTTACCTATGCGTCTGTCACGGGCACCTTCGCGTCGCTGGTCCGCATCTACACCAAAGCGGCGCAGGGCAGCGTGATCAACGCCGGCACGTGGGTCTGTGGTCCTGGCGTGTATGCCAAGATTATCGGGCTCGTGGACAACAACGGGCAGCCAATCGTTCGTCTCGGGACGGTGGAAGGTCAGCCGAACAACACGCTGTTCGGAAGGCCCATGATCATCAGCTCCGCGCTGGTGAACGTTACTCTCGGTACTGGAACTAACTCGGTCGGAGGCCTGTACTACGGCCAGATGAACCAGTTGGCCTTTGGCACCCGCCAAGGCTTCCGCTGGGACGTCTCGGAGCACGTATCGTTCTCGACCTACCAGGCGCAGGCTAGGATGGTAGGAAGATTCGGTTACGTTGTTGGCGTGCCGACAGCATGGGTCAGGAATCTAGGAATCGCAGTGGCGTAACACACAGGGGAGGCTCGAAAGGGCCTCCCCTATTTCGATGGAGTCCCGTTTGAAACAGAAGACATCGGTCATGTTGGCGGTTCCGACGATGACGAATCGGATCACGATTCAGATCGCTGGGCTGCTCGATTCGCTGCGTCAGGCGGCCATGGACTCAGAGCACGCGATCGACCTAAAGTTCTGCATCTCTCACGGTCACTCGCCAGTGGAGTATGCGAGGAACCTCCTCTGTGGTGCGTTCCTGCGGACCGAATGCGACAAACTCTGGTTCATCGACGAGGACATGCTGCCGGAACCAACAGTGGTACGCCTGTTGTACTCGGACGCCGACATCATCTCCGCGCGGATGTACAAGTTCGATCACCCCAACCCAGAGAAGGGCAAGACCGTCGGTCTCGGCCTGTGCGCCATGATGAAGCAGAAGAACGGACTATACGGGCCGCTGCTACCAAGCATCGGTGATCCCTGCGTCCAGGACGTTGACGCTGTCGGTACGGCCTGCACGGTCATCAACCGAAAAGTCATCGAGGACCGTCGCCTATGGTCAGACAACGTTTACACGAAGGCCGACGGCGTGACCGAGGACGGCAACGTAGACATCGGCGGCGATTACGCTCCAGCGGTCTTCCGGTTCCCCCGGGCGGCGAACGGGATGGGTATCATGGGTGAAGACATCGACTTCTGCGAGCGAGCGAAGGCTCTGGGCTACACGGTCAAGGTCGATCTAAACGCCGCGTGCGGGCACTTCAAGTCGATCGACATCGACCAGACCGGATACCTCGCGCAAGAGACCCTGCGGCGTGCGATTGAAGGGATTCATCTCGAGGACGGCAGCGTCGTCTCGACCGACCTCAAGAGCGTGCTCAAGCCGCACCTGGACAAAATGGTGCGCTCCGAGATGGCGGTAGTGAAGTGATGGTATCCATCATCGTTCGAGCCAAGAACGGCCACGATCTGACGTCTCAGTGCATCGCGTCGATCCTTGAGAACACGGAGCCGCTGACGTATCGCATCATTCTTGTCGACGACGGCAGCGATCCGGCGCTGGATCTTCCGTGCGATGTTCTAATACGAAACGCGATTAGTAAAGGCGCGGTGACAGCAACGAACATCGGGCTGGGTGTGGCGCTACAACAAAAGGACGCGCCGTACATACTAGTACTCGACAACGACACGGAGATTCCGAAGGGCGATACCACATGGCTTCAGCGGTTCGTCTCGGAGCTCGAGGAGAACCCTCGTACCGCAGCGGTTGGGGCAACGACCAACTTCGCCAAGGGGCAGCAGCACGCACTGGCCGTTCCGCAGACGTACACGGCCGACTGGAAGGACGACGCCGCGAGGACGGCTGGCGTCCGGGCAAACCCCGAGGTTGCGGAGTTCGTCTCCTTCGCCGTCCTCTTACGCCGTGACGCTGTTGCGACTGTCGGCTTCTGGGATGAGCAGTACAACCCCGGGAACTTCGAGGACACGGACTACGCCGTGCAGCTTCGGCTTGCAGGGTGGGACGTTCGCGTAGCACGCTCGGTCTACATCCACCACAAGGGGCACCAGACGTTCGGCAATGACATCGACACGCTGCTCCAGTCGAACGGCCTTAAGTTCATGCAGAAGTGGGGTCCTGGCCATCTATGGGATCTAGGGCTCATGCCGACTCAGTCGCTCCTCCAGGCTATGAAGTTCCGTGAGGGAGCCAAGCAATGACGCCACAGGAGTTCGGGGCTCTGGTGGAGAGCATCGGCATACCGTTCATTCCCGATATCGACGTGACCAAGGAGATTCAGTTCCAGTGTGCTACCGATCCGAGCAAGAACGACCGCGCCTCGATCACGCAGAACGAGGGCAGGTATCTAGCGTCATGGGCTGCGGGGCTACGGGTGTTGGAGATCGGAACGGGTCTCGGCGTCTCGACTGTGTGCCTTGCGAGCACAGCAAAGGAAGTGATGACGATTGATCCGTCGGAATGGGTCAGGGCTGCGCTCAAGTTACCGGCTAACGTGGTTCAGTTGGCGTCATTCGACGAGGTACACGGCGGAGAGTTCGACATGGCGTTTATCGATGGGCTGCACGACAAGCGTTCTGTCATGAGGGACATCGTGGACTGCCTCCAGGTAGTCAAGTACGGCGGCTCCATCGCGTTTCACGATCTCAGCCACGGAACGGTACAGGATGCAGTCAAGGCATTCGCCTGGGGCTCGCGCGAGGAAATGGACACTACTGGGAAGCTGACTCGCTGTTGGGTGCCGGCATGAAACCGCTCTACCGCGATCGCGGCGGCATCATCTCGCGCGGATGGCTGTTCATGGGCGAGCAGGGCGGGCCGTGCGATAAGTCTTGCGAGTTCTGTTACTACGCGTGGCAGAAGAATCTCGTCTTTTTCTCGTTCCAGACGATGCTTCAGCACGCCAACATGTTCAGGCACTACTACGGGCTTGACGCGTGCGACATTACGGGCGGCGAGGCAACGATCTACAAGACGCCGCAGGGCGATATCGTCGACCTCGTCGCACATTGCGCGCGCATTGGGTTGCGTCCGACGATCATATCGCACGGCCAGAATAATCGGGACGACTGGAAGCTTGGCCGCAAACGTCCGCTCTATCAGGAGATCGAGGACGCTGGGCTTGACGACTGGCTGATATCGCTCCACGGGGGTACGCCGGAATCGCACGACAAGATTCTAGGCGGAGAGGGGTCGTTCAAGCGCCTGGTGGCGGGCCT